ATGCGCGGCTTCGCAGCCCTGCCACCGGCCCAGCGCGAACTCGCCGCAGCGGTCGGCTCGCTCACCCGCTGGTCCCGCGTCACGAGCAAGGACGCCCGCAAGGACGCCCTTGCCCCAGCGCGAGCGGCCCGGCAGAAGCAGTGGGAACGACGGGCTGACCCGGACGGCACGCTCAGCCCGGAGGAGCTCGCTGCAGCTGTCGCCCGGCTCAAGGCGGCACACATCCGGCGCATGGCGATGGCCAGCGCGCGATCCCGCGCGGCCAAATCCCAGGCGCAGTAACGAAAAGCCCTCAGGGCCGCCGTGAACGGCCCCAAGGGCTCTGCACCTCACCACCCAGCCACGCAAAGCAAGGGAGCACTCAGATGCAGACCCAGCCTACCGACACCACCACCCAGCCGGCCAAACCGGACTACTGGCTGAACCTCGCCGACGACTTGCGCACCGCCGCCGACCGGGTCGCCACCCTCGCCGGCACCGACCGGACGCCGGCCCGGATCCATCTGTCCATCACGGTCGCCAGCGTGGGCAACACGGGCCTGACCGCCATCGACCTGGCTGACCAGCTGGCCGAGGCGTTCGACGCGACCACCCGCACCAGCACGTTCCCCGCCGGAGACAGGGTCCGGCAGGTCCGGGCCCGGATCGGCACGCTGGGGGTGGACGCCGACACGTACCTGCCGGCCGAGCCCGGCGAGATGGCGAAGCTCCGCGCCCGAATCACCGAGCTGGAGGCGCTCGCCGCATCCGCCGGGGGCACCCGATGACCGCCCCGGCGTTGACGGATGCCGCCGAACTGGCCTGGCTCCGTACCCGTGTGGTCGAGCTGGAGGACGAGCTGCAGAAAGCGCAGCGCGAGGCCCGTCGTGACCCGCTGACGGGCCTGCTCAACCGGCGGGGACTGAACGACGCCTGGTGGGCGGTCCAGGGGTCCTACCACCTGGCGCTGCTCGACCTTGACAGGTTCAAGCGGATCAACGACACGCTCGGGCACGAGGCGGGCGACGAGGTCCTGATCGGCGTGGCCGAGGCACTCCGTCAGTACCCGCTCGCCGCTCGGCTCGGCGGCGACGAGCTGGTGGTGGTCGGCCGGATGGCCGACGGTCCGCCGCACTCGTGGTCGGTGCCGGTCGCCGGCGCGCGGCTGACCGTCACGGCCACGGTGGGCCTCGCCCCGGTCGTCTACGAGGACCTGGCGGCCACGCTCCGAGCCGCTGACGCCGCGATGTACCGAGCCAAGCGAGCTCGCCGCAGTTCCATCGCCGCGTTCGACCCGGCGCTCGACGCCCGGCCGGTGCAGCGGCGACCCCGGCTGCGGCTGCGTGACCAGCGTCCGGGCGGTGTCCGGTGACGAGTCCACACGTACCGGCCGGCACGCGGGTCCGCCTTGTGATCCCGGACGCCACCGTCGTGGCCCACGGCAACCTGCAGCTGCAGGTCCGCTTGCCCGATCACTCGGAGATCATCCACCTGCCGATCGTGGACAACCATTTCCAGTCGATCGTCGAGGTGCTGGCCCACGCTCCCCGGGTCGCTCCCGGGCAGACGTGGCGCTCCGAGGCCGGACACCTGTTCTACGCCGTGCGGTGGCGCCAGTCCGAAGGAGACGCCGGCGAGCCCGTGCTGATCGCGGCGGACAGCGCCGGCGCCTACACGCCTGCCCAGGCCGTCGCCGACTTCGGCCAGCTGACCCTGCTGGACACCCGGGCCGTCTGGGACCCGGTCGAGCCGGTGGACCCCGACAGCACCACCATCCTGCCCCGCGTCACGGAGGGACGACCATGACCGAGACCCCGGAGACGAACCACCCCGAGTGGTGCGTTCCCCCGCTGTGCGACGCCGAGGTGCCGGCCCTGCCGGCTCTCGGCGGGGCTCACCGCGGTGAGCCCCGCCGCCTGGTCCTCGCGCTCAGCGACGGCGACGCGATGCTGGTCGTCGCGCAGCTGCAGCAGCCCGCCGGCGAGGCCAGCCCGCAGTTGGCCGTCCAGGTCGCCGGCGGCCGGCTCGTCCTGGTCCCGGTCGACCAGGTGCAGATGATGGTCGACCACCTCGCGCCGCTGCTCGGCCTGACCCTGACGGCAGCGGCCTGATGGCCCGCAAGCGGGTACCGGCCCGGTTGCCATCGGAGCGGACTCCTGACGCGGAGGTCACCCACCGGGTCACCACCCCGCTGCGGGACGCCAGCCAGCTGACGTCGTGCCGCCCGGCTACCGACCGGGAGCGGGCCCGCGTCGCTCTGCTCGCCGCCGATCACGCCCTGGCCGTCGCCGTCGACGGCGAAGCGATCACCCGAGACCTGGTCGACATGCTCGGCCTGCGGGCCGGAGCCCGGGCGGTCCGTGGTGTCTAGGGCTCGCCGCCCCGGCCGGCTCGCCGTCTCGCCGCACCCATTCGTGCAGCAGGACGGCGAGCCGGCCGACCCATGGACCGGCCTCGCCCCGTGTGCCACCTGCCGCAAGGTCGGCCGCTCGGGCGACGCCCAACACCCAGACCCCGAACTGCCAGCGGTGCCCGACGAGGTAGCCGACCTGGAGGCTCGCCGGCTCGGCGAGCGCGACTGACTGGAGATACCAGCGATGAACGTGAAGACCGCGAAGCGTGCCGCCTGCCTGTGCGGCCACCGCGACGGCCGGCACCGCATGAGCCAGGGCAGCTGCAAGGACTGCGACTGCGACGGCTACGTCGGCGCTGCCCGGGAAACTGCGGACCGCGCCGAGCCGGCCGCCGATGAGCCGGATCCCGCGCACCAGGCGCTCCGCGAGCACCTGGCCGAGGTCAAGGCCGCGCTCCGCGACCTGCAGGTGCAGCACGACCAGCTCCAGCGCGACAAGCAGGGGCTGATCCAGATGACCCACGCCCTGGCCAACGAGATCGGCCGTCTCCGGGGCGGAGGGGACCTGGTGTCCAGCTGGGACGCCCACCTCTGCGAGAAGTGCGGCAGCCGGTACACGGTCGCCTACACCGATCACGAGTGCGGCCCCTTGACCCCGGTCACCGTCCAGATCCGCCGGCAACGGCCAGCCGCCTCCGAGCGGTACGCGCTCACCACCACGGCGTACGCCGCGCTCGACACCTCGGCCGAGGCCAGCCGTGCCTAGCGCCAAGCCCCGAGCCCATTCCAGCCTCGGCCTGGAGGTATGGGCGGTCGGCACCCACGACGAGCTGATCGCCCTGCGGTCACAGCTGGCCGCCGGCGGCCGGCTCGTCGAGGTCGGCGACCCGCACATCCTCGCCGGAGCCGACGCCGGCCGGTGCCGCCAGTACATCCGGACGCAGATCCGGAGCGCGGCATGACCCCGGTGCTGTGCCTGGTCTGTGAACGGCCGCTGCGTACCCCGGTCTCCCGGGCTCGTCGGATCGGCTCCACCTGCTGGCGGCGGCTGCGTGCCGAAGAGCGCACCCAGGCCGCTGCCCTGTTCGAGCTCGAGGTGACCAGTGCCTGACCACCGCCTGGCCGACGTGCTCGCCGAACGCTACGGCAACCCGGACACCACGGCGGCCGAGCAGGCCGCTCCTGCCCCGGTCGCCGCCCGGCCGCCGCACAGCCCTGCCCTGAACCGTCGCCTGCTCACCGCGGCTCTCGCCCCCAAGCGGCGGGCCGCATGAACCATTCCTGCACGAAGAACGGCGCGGCACCCGGGCTAGGGGTGCCGCGCCGCCTGCTCAACCTCGAAAGGCCAAGCGTGATGAACAGCAAGGGTACCGCGAACCACCCGCAGCAGGGGGGCCGGCCATGACGACCTCTCGCAACAGCAACCCGGGCGACGTCGGCCTCGTGCGTGGGCGCGAGTCACCGCAGTGGACCGACGTGCACGACTGGGTAGCCCTGTCGGGCGTCAGCCCGACCGCCATCGCCCTGTACGTCGTCCTCAGGATGCACGTCAACAGGGAGCGCGGCGACCACATGGTCAAGACGTCCATGCTCACCCTCGCGGTCCTCATGGGCATGTCCCGGGGCGACAAGATCAAGCCCTACCTCGACGAGCTGGTGGCCATCGGAGCCGTCGACGTGGACCGTGGCGGTCTGCACCGCCGGAACACCTACGTCGTGCACCAACTCCCGCCGCTCGGCTACCCCGGCAAGATCACCCTCAAGTCCTGGTACAACGAGCACCGAGCGCTGATCGCGCTCAAGCGTGCCGACGAGAAGGCCAAGCGCGACGCGCGACGCGCCGCAGCGAAGGCAAAAGGCCAGGTCAGCGCTGTCACCCCTGAAACGGGGGAACAAGCAGAAACGGCTGTCACCCCGGGAACGGGTGAACAGGTCACCCCCGAATCGGGTGAACCTGTCACCCCCGTTTCGGGGCGGGAACCTGATGTTCTTGGACCTGATGATGGAGAACCTCCTCTTCCTGCCTCCTCCAGCGACGGCCAGGAAGAGGAAGAGACTTCGCCTCCGGCAGAAGGTCAACCCCGGCCAGTAGACGAGGCACTCGTCAAGGAACTGACCGCAGCACGACCGGACTGGTCAGCTCGGTCGTTGCGTCAGGTCCTGGCCGACGAGGCCATCCAGGAACGCCGCACCGACCTGGTCGCCGCTGCCTTCCGCTCCGCCGCCCAGGACCCGAAGGCCACGACGCCACGCTGGCTGCTGCACGCGCCCTGCCCGCACTGGCGCCGCGCCGCCCAGACCCTCGGACTGCTCCCGACCTCTCAGCCGGCCGCGGGCCAGGCCGAGTCGGGCGAGGACGGCCGGCCGGTCGCCGGGCGTACCTCGCCGGAGCAGTTCGCGGCCACCAGCCGACGCGGCCGCGCACTGGTCGACGCCGCGCTCGCCGGCCGGGGTGCCCGATGACCCGCCGAAGCTGGCGCGGACGGCCAGCGTGGGAAGTCGACATCGCCGCCCGACAAGCCCGCTCGCCGGAGGAAGCCACCGAGCGGGCCCGCCGCGGCCGGGCCCTCGTTGACGCCGCGCTCGCCGGCGAACCCCCGGCCGAGCCGGCCGACGACGACCTCCAGTCCCCGCCGGCCGGCTACGAGTACGTCGCCTGCGTCGGCTGCTACCGACCCGTCTGGGGCCTCCCCGGATCCCGATGCCCCGCATGCCGTCCCACCCCCGAAGGAGAGACCCGATGACCGACACCGTCGTACCTCACGAGCTGGACGCGCGGCTCCGCGCGGCCGACAAGCGGATCACCGCGCTGCACCTGGCCGTCACCCGAGCCGACAGCGAGGCAGCCCGGGCCAAGAACGCCGCCGATGCGGCAAACCTCGCTCGCCAGGCAGCAATGGAGGAACTCAGCGCCGCGCAGCTGGCCAGCCTGCAGCTCGACAGCCGGCTCCGCCGAGCTATCGCTGACGACCTCCGGCGCGACGAGGTCGTCGGCCTGGTCGTGCTGCACCTCACCAGATCCGGCGGAGCCCCGACCGACGTGGTCGCCAAGGCCCTGCTGGCCGACCTGGCCGAGCTGATCGACGGTGTACCCCAGGTCCTCGGTAGGGGCATCGCGGACCTGCCCGCTGGTCGGCACCGCGACCCCCGCTGGCTAGCCCGGCTCTGGCGACGGTGGACCGGCCGCTGACCCGCACCACCTCGCACCACCCACGGCGCGGCCACCCTCTCGGGTGGCCGCGCTCACCCCTTCCAGGAGCCCCATAGATGTTGATCTTTAGGTGGGTGAGCTGACCATGCCGTACTGGCTGGAGTCGGACACCTACGCCGACGACCCGGTCTGGGACGTCCTCGCCGGCGGCCGAGCCGACCGCGTCGACCAACTGCAGGCCGCGTACACCCGGCTCAAGTCGGCTGCCTCGCACCAGCTGACCGATGGGTACCTCACCGAGGGCACCGCCCTGCGGTACTGCCGCGGCCGCCGCCAGCTGCTCGACCTGCTCTGCACCTCGGTGCTCGACCAGCCGCCCCGGCTACACCGGCCCGGCGACGAGTGCACCTGCCTGGGCGACACCCCGTGGATCGAGGGCTACTCCTTCCGTATCCACGCCTTCCTCCGCCGCAACCCCAGCAAGGCGGAGTACCTCCGCAACCGGGCCCAACGCGCCGACCTCAAGGACCCTCGGCTCAAGGCCATGGTGTACGACCGAGACGGCGGGTCCTGCCGCTACTGCCGGTCCGGCCCCCTCTCGCCGAAGGCCGGCCGGGCCCGGGACCGCCGCAAGGTGCTCTCGTACGACCACGTCGACCCGGACCAGCCCGCCGGCCCCGACGGATCCGGCCTCGTCGTCGCCTGTGGCCGCTGCAATGAGGCGAAGGGCCACCGCACCCCCTACGAGGCCGACATGGCCCTCCTGCCCGCCCCAACGGCCGCCGAGCGGGCCGCCTGGACGGCCCGCGGCACCGTCCTCCAGGACCTCCCCGATCAAACGCGGATCACCGCCGAAACAGCGCCGGATCACCGATCAGACGCTGATCCGGTCACTGATCGGACCACTGATCCACCAGACGTCCCCACCGCTGATCCCGACGACAACACCGGGGGTGACGTGCGCCCTGATCACGATGATCACCAGCACGACCAGCCGGTGCCGTGGTCCGGGAAGGGTGCCGGGACGGGTCGGGGCGGGCATCCCACTGATCCGCCCCCCGCTCCCCCCCTCCGCCCCCAGCAACCCCGGGCCCCGGACTCCCCCGACATCTACCACCGGCGCTCCCGAGCACCTGCCCCCGCCGACCCCTACATCTGGCCCCCGGGTGCTGTCCCGGTCCAACCACCGCCCTCGGAGGATCACCATGGAAAGCCCTGACCCCGTCACTGTGGCTCGCAGCGCCTTCGACCGGCTCCAGGCCGCTGCGGCCGCGCTCAACGCCGACACGCTCTCGCCGATGGCCGCCAGGGAGACGCGCGCCGTTATCCCCGAGGTGGCCGAGGTCGCACGCACTGCGGCCCTGGTGTCGATCGCCGAGTCTCTGCACACTCTCGCCGCGAGCGACCCGGCCACCGGCGCGACTTCGTGACGGCCGTGGGGTTCCGGGCTCAGCTCGTCGACGAGATCCGGCAGTACGCGGCTGCCCTCGCCGACTCGTACCGAACGGACGAGCCGGTCTACACGAAGACCCGGGGCGGGCGGATCAAGCTGGTTGGTGTCCACGCCGAGCAGCACGACGGGCTCCTGGTGCAGCTCGACGACGTCGCGGTCCACGGCGTTACCTCGTCGGACGACGTCGCCGGCGCGCGGCCGGTGCCCCAGTCCCGGCCTCCCGGTACCTGGGAGGCGGTAGCCCTCGGGGTTGAGATCGACGCTGAGGTAGCCGGCTGGTGTGACGTGCTGGGCCTACCGAGCCGGAACAGTCTGCAGGCTGACGTGCGGCAGCTGGCCGGCGCGGCCGGCGAACCGCGCATCGTCTCCGACGACCAGGCGGCGGCCCTGTGCCGGGCGATGCGTAGCTGGCGAACCCGGGCCCAGGCCCAGATCGGGTGGACCCGCGATCCCTACCGGCCGAGGGCGACCTGCCCGGTGGTGACCTGTGGCCAGCCCGGGTTGCTCCGGGTCGACCTGATCCGCCGGGCTGCCTACTGCATCGGCTGCCAGTCGGTCTGGGACGACGTCGACGGCTCGATCCGGGTCCTGGCCGAGCACATCACGGCGCAGACCGAGGCGCGGGCCGTCACGAGCGTCCGGCTGCGGTCCGGGTGGTCCGGCCACGGTGGGGCCTGGACTCAGCCGAACGGCTAGATCCTGATCTAGGGATTTGCGGGAATGTCCGAATCCGGTGCATGATCGGCGTGGCGGACTCTGCCCGCCGCACGGTCTACTCTGCCGCGAATCCCGGGATCGGCTCCGGGCCAGCGCCCCGCACCACCAGTGCGGGGCGCTCGGTACGTCCGGGGTCAGCAGATGTGCTCGCGCATCAGCGCGAGCGCCTTCTTCGCCTGGGCGGTGTCGATCGTGGCGTTCCCTCCGGACAGCCGCTCGACGACCCGCTTGGTCAGTGCCGTTTCGGACAGTCCCTCGGCCTCGATGTCGCCGCAGGTCGTCTCGGCCCGCCGGATCGCCCGTTCCTCGTTGGCCACCAGACCCGGGTCGATCTCGGCCAGGGCGTCGAGGTAGGCGCGCTGGGCCGTCGACCAGGTCGACGCGGACGGTGCCGGCGCCGACGTCCGGTCGGCTGGCGGGGCGGCGGCCGGCTCGGCCTGGTCGTCGCTGGACCCGCCGCCGCAGGCCAACAGAGTCAGGGCCGTCACCAGGGCGGCCGTCGTGAGTGCTCGTCGCATCCGGCGATGATGCACACGACCGGCCCGTCAGGCCATACGAACATCGGATAGCGGACATGCCGACCCGAGCACCCCGCCGCTGCACCCGCCCCGGTTGCCCGGGGGGAGGGGGGTGCGCCAGGCACCAACGGCCCCGACCGACCCGCCAGGAACTGGGCTACGACGAGGACTGGCTACGGATCTCGGCCGATTTCCTGGCCGCTCACCCGTGGTGCCAGGGCTGCAAGAAGCGCAGCTCGAAGCACACCGACCACATCGACGGAGACACCAGCAACCGCGAGGAGTGGAACCTGCAGGCCCTGTGCCGTCGGTGCCACGGCGCCAAGACCGTGGCACACGACGGTGGGTTCGGCCGGCCCCGCACCCCGAGACCAGGAGACGAGAGCGAATGACCGAGCTGCACCTGCGGATGAGCGAGGGCCTGGTGGTCCGGCGCGGTGACACGCTGGTGGTCGCCATGTCCGCTGTCTTGGCCAACCGCGACGCCGAGTCCCTCGCTGGCCAGTTGGAGGAAGCCCTGCCCGGTGTCGACATCGTGGTCGTCGGCGGCGCGTCAGCGCTGGCCGCGTACCGGCCGCACGAGGTAGAGTGTCCGACCATCACCACCGCCGCCGAGCACGGCGCGGACCCTGGCCACGACGCCGCCGACCACCCGACGAACAACGGGTAGGGGCGGGTCGAATCTCTGCAGGTCAGGGGGGCCGAAACGCCGCGGTAAGTGGGCTTTCTCGCTGACGAGTTTTGACACTTGCCGTACCCGGAGGGGGTGTCCACTGTGGGCAAACGCGGTCCGCACCCGGCGCCGACGGCGCTCAAGTTGGTGCGCGGGACACGGTCTGACCGGGTCAACGTCGACGAGCCCGTCCCGTCGACGGTCGACATCGAACCCCCGGGATGGCTCAACGAGGGTGCCTTGGCGGTGTGGGAGGTGTACGCCCCGGACCTGATCCGCAAGGGCGTGCTGACAACCTGGGACGTCGAGGCATTCGGGGTGTGCTGCGACGCCGCCGCCCGCCGGCGGCGGGCCGTCGAGGCCCTGGCGGAGCAGGGTGAGGTCGTCGAACTGCCGGTCTTCGACAAGAACGGCAAGCAGAGCGGTTTCCGGACCACCCGAAACCCGTGGACGGTCATCCTGGGCCAGGCCGACCGGCAGCTGCAGACCTGGGCGGCCCGCTTCGGCATGACGCCCTCGGACCGGGCCCAGCTGACGGGTGGAGATGGTCGACGTGACCCCGCCGAGGACCTCCTCACCGGCTGAGTCGCCACCGCGGCGGCCGGCGCGGCCGCGCGCCCGAGCCGGCCGGGTGCCGGGCGACTGGATCCCGGACCACAACCGGCGGTGGCGGCCGCGAGACCGCAAGGGACCGACCTGCGGGTACACCTTCCGCGACACGATGTGCCCCCGGAGGGGCGCGCACTACTGCGAGCCCCGCGCCGACCGGGCCGTGGCCTTCCCGGCCGAGTTGCTGCGGCACATCAAGGGCCCGTACCGCCGCCGGCCGTTCGTGCTGCGGGACTGGCAGGAGCACGAGATCGTGCGGCCGTTGTTCGGCGAGGTGATCTGGTCCACGGAGTGGCAGCGGTACGTCCGCCGCTACCGCCGGGCGCACATCGTGATGGGCAGAAAGAACGGGAAGTCGGAGATCGCGGCTGCCATCCAGCTGCTGCTGTTCGTCGGCGACGACGAGGAAGCCGCGGAGTGCTACAACGCGGCGGCCGACACCAAGCAGGCCGAGAAGGTCTTCGGGCCTGCGCTGCGGATGGTTCAGCTGTCTCCGGTGCTGTCCCGGCGGCTCAAGTACTACAAGAACGAGCGCCGCCTGGTCGACGAGAAGTCCGGCAGCATCTACGAGGTCATCACCGCCGATGCCAAGGGCGAGCTGGGCCACAACCCGCACAGCTTCAACCTCGACGAGGTCCTGTCGCAGCCCGACGGCAGCCTCTGGGAGGCGATGGACACTGCCGACGGTGCCCGGGAGCAGGAGCTGCTCTTCACCACCACGACGGAGACCGACGAGCCGCTCAGCTTCGGCGCGCAGATGATCGACGAGGCCGAGCGGATCATGGAGGACCCGACCAGGGCTCCGCACGTCTTCGCGTTCGTGCGGAAGTTGCCGCGCACCAAGGAGGAATTGGCGCGGATCCGCAGGGCGCACCCCGGGCACCCGCACCTTCCGGTGTCGACGGACATCTACGACGAGCGGAACTGGAAGTGGGCCAACCCTGCCCTCGACCAGTTCAAGAGCCGCGAGGCGTTGCGGCGGCACGCCCTGGCCGCCAAGACCAACGCGGCCCGGGAGAAGGCCTTCCGCCAGTTCCAGATGAACCAGCGGGTCCAGGCCCTCTACCGGTACGTCCCGATGGATCTGTGGGACGCCAACACGGGCGAACTGGCCGTCAACCCGGACTGGCTGCTGCCCAAGCAAGAGGGTCTGCGCTGCTGGGGCGGTCTGGACCTGTCCAGCAAGCTCGACATGACGGCCTGGTGCCTGCTCTTCGAGAACGGCCAGATCCGGTGGCGGTTCTGGGTGCCCGAGGCGGTCGTGCCGGAGCTGTCGGCCGGCACCGACGGCGCATTCCAGCGGTGGGTCGACGAGGGGTGGGTGACCGCCACCGACGGCAACACGATCGACTACGAGTCGATCTACGACGCCATCGAGGAGGACCACGACCGGTTCGCCCTCGTCGATGTCACCTACGACCGGTGGTCCGGCGAGCCGGTACGGCAGACGATCGTCGACCGCACCGGCCTGGAACTGATCGAGTCCGGCACCACCTACGAGCGGATGACCGGCCCGATGACGGAGTTCTCCCGGGCTCTGACCGCCCGCGAGTACGCCCACGGCGGCAACCCCGTCGCCCGGTGGATGGCCGAGCACCTGAAAGCCAAGAGCCCGACGGACGATCCGGACCGGTACCGGCCGGTCAAGCCCGACCGGGCCAAAGATCACGTCCGGATCGACGGCCTGCCCGCCTTGTTCTTCGCGATCGACGGCCGCATGCGAGTGACCGACTCCGAATCGGTCTACGACTACCGGGGCCTGGCCGTGCTCGGCGGTGCCGCCGGCTGACATCAAGGGAGGTGATCGCGTGGACGACGACCTGGTCACCCCCACCGCCGAGGCACCACCGCGGCGTGCCCGGCTGGTCGGCGTCTTCGAGCTGCTCTCCGCCGCCGGTGTGGTGATGCTGCTGGCCGGTCTGTGGGTGTGGGTCGGTGCCGGGCCCGCGCTCGCCGTCGTGGGCGCCCTGGTGGTGTGGATGGGCGTCGCCGGCGGCCGCGCCGAGGCCCGGGCGGCCGCCGGTGAGCCCGTCGACGAGCCACTGCCCTCCCGGCCCGCCCCGTTCACGATCGAGACGAGGTAGCGGTGGGACTGATCGGCCGTACGGTGGCCACCCCGGGCCGGCGGGCCGCCGGCGGGTCCGGATCCGGTATCGCGGCCCCGGAGAAGTGGGTCGAAGAGTGGTTCGCCGGCGGCGGGGCGACGGCCGCCGGGGTGTGGGTGTCCGAGGACACCGCCTTGACCTACTCCCCGTTCTTCGCCGCCGTCAACGTGATCAGCACCGACGTGGCCAAGCTCCCGCACCTGGTCTACGAGCGACTGGACCGCGGCAAGCGGCGGGCCCGCGAGCATCCGGTCTACCGGGTGCTGCACGACGAGCCCAACGACATCATGACGCCGATCGCGGTACGCCGGACCGCGCAGGCACACGCCCTGACCTGGGGCACCGGCTACCTCAACGTCGTCTGGGACAACCGGGGCAACGTCGTCGAGCTGTGGCCGCTGCGTCCGGACCGGATCACCCCGGAGATCACCCGGACCGGGCCGGGCAAGCTGACCGTCACCTACCGGTACGTCGACGACGTCAACGGCATCCGGACCAGGCTGTTCGCCGACGAGGTGCTGCCGATCGGCGGGCTCGGCTACGACGGGGTCCGCGGCTACTCGGTGGTGGCCATGGCCCGCCAGTCCATCGGACTGGGCGTGGCCCTCGAACGGTACGGCAGCGCCCTGTTCGCCAACGGGGCGAAGCCCGGCGGGATCCTCAAGCACCCGAAGAAGTTGTCCCCGGAGGGTCACAAGCGCCTCCAGGCCGACTGGGACAACCTCCACCGAGGCCTCGACCGCGCCCAACGGGTCGCCGTCCTCGAAGAGGGCCTGGAGTGGCAGGACGTCGGGATCCCACCCGAAGACGCCCAGTTCCTGGAGACCCGCAAAATGCAGGTCAACGAGATGGCCCGTTGGCTGCGCATTCCACCCCACAAGCTCGGTGACCTGGAACGCGCAACGTTCTCCAACATCGAGCATCAGGGCCTGGAGTACGTCGCCGACACGCTCATGGGCTGGCTGGTCACCTGGGATCAGATGATCAACAAGCGGCTGTTCGTGGGCGAGGACCGGGGCCGGTACTACGCCGAGCACCTCGTCGACGCGCTGACCCGGGCGGACACCAAGAGCCGGTACGAGGCCTACAACATCGGCCGGCAGATGGGCGTCTTGTCCGGTGACGACATCGCCGAGATGGAGAACCGCAACCCGCTGCCCGGCGGCGTCGGCGAGACGTACTGGATGCCGCTGAACATGGGGCCCGCGCTGGCCCCCGGGCAGCAGCCGGACCCGGAACGCACCTGCCCGGTACACCCGGGCTGCACCTGCCAGGGAGGGCACCCGTGAACGACCACGACGACGACCAGGACCGCGAGGACGCCGGCGGCCGCCGCCGTACCCGCCGCCGTGACGCCGACCGAGCGCCGGCAGACCGACAGCAGCCGGAAGCCCCGGTAGACCGCCAGGTCCGCCCGGAGGTGAACCGGTGAAGCTCGGCTACACCCGCGCGCTCATGGTCCGCGAGGCGTCCGACGACGGTGACCTGCTGCGATTCATCGGTGCCACAGAGGGAGAGAAGGGCGACGGGATCGCCCTCAAGATGGACGGTGCGCAGCTCGATCGGTACCGGGCCAACCCGATCTTCGGATACGGGCACCGCTACTGGGGGCGTGACAGCCTGCCGATCGGCCGGTCGGAGCGCACCGAGGTCGACGACAAGCAGCGGTTGATGTTCGACATCCGCTTTGACCGCAAGGATGACTTCGCGGCCACGGTGGAACGCAAGTACCGCGACGGCTACCTGAACGCGGTCAGCATCGGGTTCAGCGTCCTGGAGTGGGAGGACCCGAAGACCCAGGACTACTGGCGCGGCGGCGTCGCCGAGAGGTGGGAGCTGTTCGAGCTGTCCAGCGTGCCGCTGCCGATGGACGCCAGCGCCGTGGTCGAGTCCGGCCGCGCCGGCGGGCCCGGTGTGAACGACGCGCTCATGGACTCGCTGCGCGGCCTGCTGGACCGGCTCGACGCCGACGCGATCACCACGCTGCGGGACCTGCTCGACCGCGCCGGCGGCCGGTCCCAGCCCGACCCCGTCCCGCCGCCCGTGCCCGGTCGGGGTCATGACCTTGACTGGGCGGTCCGCCGGCTGCAGCTGGCCGGACAGGCCCTCTGATCATCCCCGCTGCTGCCAGGCCGCGGACCCACACACCCGAAGGAGAGCACAGGCGTGGACATCAACGCCCGCAAGAAGCAGCGCGCGAGCCTGGCCAAGAAGGCTCGCGACATCCTCGACGCAGCACAGGCCGACGGCGGCCGCCGGCTAAGCGGCGAGGAGTCGGAGACGTTCGACCGGCTGATGGCTGACGTCGACGGTCACGACCAGGACATCGCCCGCGAGGAGCAGCTGCGCGCGAAGGAGCGCCGCATCGACGACGGGCCGGAGGATCAGCCGGCCCGGGAGAACAACGGCCCGGACGCCAGCGGCGCGTCCGGTGACGGGGAGCGGATGGCCGCGTTCCGTCAGTACCTCATCGGCGGCCGGGCGTCGCTCAACCCGGACCAGGCCCGCACGCTGCAGGCCGGATCCGACCCGGAGGGCGGCTACCTGGTTGCCCCACAGAGGTGGGTCAGCGAGCTGCTCAAGGGTCTGGACGACGAGGTGTTCCTGCGCAGCTGGGCGACCGTCGAGCAGCTCACCGAAGCCGCCTCGCTCGGTGTGCCCACCCTCGAAACCGACCTGAACGACGCCGAGTGGACCACCGAGCTGGCCACCGGCAGCCAGGACGACTCGCTGCGGCTCGGTAAGCGCGAGCTCACCCCCAACCCCCTGGCCAAGCGGGTCAAGGTCAGCCGGAAGTTGCTGCGGCTGACCAGCGGCCGCGCCGAGTCCATCGTCCGGGACCGGCTGCGGTACAAGTTCGCTGTCAGCACCGAGAAGGCGTACATGACCGGCGACGGCAACAAGAAGCCCCTCGGCGTCTTCACCGCCTCGACCATGGGCATCTCGACCGGCCGGGACGTCACCGTCGGCTCCATCGCCGCCGACGAGCAGGACATCAACGCCGACGGCCTGATCGACATGAAGTACACCCTCAAGGCCGGGTACATGTCGCGGGCACGGTGGCTGTTCCACCGCGACACCGTCAAGCGGATCCGCAAGCTCAAGGACTCCGAGGGCGTCTACATCTGGAGGCCGGGCCTGGCCACCGACCGACCCGACACCATCCTCGACCTGGCCTTCGGGATGAGCGAGTTCGCGCCGAACACCTACACCGCCGGCCAGTACGTGGCCCTGCTCGGCGACTTCTCCAAGTACTGGATCGCCGACGCGCTGAACATGGAGGTTCAGCGCCTGGTCGAGCTGTACGCCGAAACCAACCAGGTCGGGTTCATCGGCCGGCTGGAGACCGACGGCATGCCCGTGCTCGAAGAGGCCTTCGTCCGCGGCAAGGTCGCGGCCTGAACCACGACCCGGCAGACACGCCAGGAAGGACGAACGATGAGTAGACGAGACCTGGTCAGCAGCCTCGGCGGGGCAGTCACCCTCGCCCCCGCCGCCCGCACCGCCGCAGCGACCGGCACCGCGGTAGACCTGAACGGCTACGAGATGGCCGCCGTGCTGCTGATCTCCGGCACCATCACCGACGGCACCGGCTACGTCTGGGAGATCCAGCACTCCGACGACAACAGCACCTGGACGGCCGTGCCCGACGACGAACTGGTCGGCGCCGAACCGACCTTCGGCGCGGCCGACGACAACGCCGTCCGCAAGATCGGCTACCGGGGGCGGCGTCGGTACCTACGGGCGTCCATCGCCTCGGTGACCGGCTCCCCGTCCACCGGCGGGGTGCTCGGTGCAGTCGTCCTGCGGGCCGGGGCCCGCGTGGCCCCGGTGAGCTGAGGGGCTGCCGTGGCTACGCGCAAGATCAGGATGCGGACCCGCTACGCCTCCGAGTCCCAGGCCATCGAGCCCGGCCAGATCGGTGCCGTAGACGTCAACGAGGCGAAGACCCTCGTCGACGGCGGGTACGCCGTGTACCTCGCCGACGACGGAACCGACCAGAAGCCGACGCGCACCACCCCGGGCAAGAAGGCCCGCACCCAGACCCCACCGTCGGACGGTGACGAGGTGCCCGACGGGTCAATCACCACGGTGATGGCGTGGATCGGCGACAACCGCGACCGCGCCGCCGCCGCGCTGCAGGCCGAGCAGGCCAAGGGCGACAGGGCCCGGGTCAAGCTCGTCGAGGACCTCACCAAGCTGCTCGCCGACGGGGACGACGGGCAGCAGTAGGGGGAAACGACCCGGGCGCGTCGGGTGGCCGCGCCCGGGTCTCCCTGCTCTGCCACCCCTCAACCCCTGGACGGGGCGGCCCCCTCCCGGTCTGCGCCTGGTGAGCGAGCCGCTGAGGTTCGCCGGTCAGATGGCCCGGCAAACGCCCTCATGGGACAGATCATCGCGCTGGTCCGACGAGCCTGGCCGCCCCGTCCAGGTTTCACCGGAGAGGAGGTGCCGTGTACGCCACGCTGACCGAGCTGCGAAACCGGCTACGCATCGGCCCCGAGGACGAGTCCGAGGACGCGCTGAACGAGCTGCTGGAAGACGCTTCGCAGGTCATCGACGACGAGGTCGGCCAGCCGCTGGTCCGGTCCACCGACACCGTCACGCTCGACGGCACCGGTGGTGAGGCGCTGCTGCTGCCGCGCTGGCCGGTCCACGCCGTCGACGACGTCGTCCTGGTCGACGAGGACGGCCAGGAGCACGTCCTGGTCTACCGGGGCGACTACACCTGGTCGGCGTCCGGGGTGCTGACCAGGCGGCCCCACGGCCGGCTGTGGCCGTGCCACGACCGGGCCGTCCGGGCCACCTACACGGCCGGCTACGAGCTGGAGGACATCGCCCGGCGGGTCCGACGGATCTGCCTACGGTTGGCTGCCGCCGGCCGACGCAACCCGGCCGGCGCGGACTCCGAGGACATCGGTGACACCCGGGTCCGGTGGAACACCCCGGGGATGCTGCTCACCACCGGTGAGCGGGAGCTGCTCGCCCGGTACGCGCGGCCATGATCGGGCACACCCTGACCGTCCGGCTCGACGTGTGGCGGGCCACCCGCACCCCGGACGGTGCCGGCGGCACCACCACGACCCGGGCGGTGGTCGGCACGGTCCGGGCACGGATCTCCCAGCCCCGAGCGCGGGAGCAGGTGGAGGCCGACCAGGCCGGTGCCCGGCACGACGCGAACATCTACTGCCTGCCGAAGGCGAACGTGCGCCGTGGTGACGAGCTGCGCCCGGCCGGGGCGGCACCCGGGTCCCGGCCGTACTGGCGGGTGATGTCCACGGTCCGGCCCTCGGACCAGATCTACCTGCGGGCGGCCGCTGAGCACGTCGAACAGGAGGGCTGACCGTGTCGAAGGTGCGGATCGAGGGCATGGCTGGGCTACGGAGGGCGCTGCGCCGGCTGCCCGCCGACGTCGAGCACGAGGGCCTGGCCGGGCTGCGGGAGGCCGCCGAGGACGTCCGCGAGGACTGGTATACGTCGGCGGCCGCCGACACCGGCGCCGGCCGGGAGGGCATCGAGGTCCGGGAGGACCGGCGGGACGCCGCCGTGGAGGTCGGCATCTTCGACCCCGGCCTGTACTACATGGTCTTCCCCGAGGAGGGCACGAAGTCGCAGGCGGCGCAGCCGGCCCTGGCTGAGGCCATCGCCCGGGCGCAGCGGCGGGTGGCGGGTACGGTCGCCCGGCGGATCAGCCGGCGGTACCGGTGACCGGCCGGGCCCGGCTGGTCGCCCGGCCGCTGCAGGTGGCCCTCTACACGGCGCTGACCGGCAGCCCGGCCGTGACCGCGCTGCTCGACGGCCGGATCTACGACCACGTCCCCGAGCCGGCGGTGCATCCGTACCTGGTGATCGGTGAGGCCGTCGAGGAGCCCGACAACACCCACACCTCGTTCGGCCGGCAGGCCGACATCACCCTGCATCTGTGGGACCAGGTCGACGGCTTCTCCCGGCCCACGGCGATCGTGGCCGCGCTCGTCGAGCTGCTCGACCACCAGCGCGACGCCCTCAGCATCGTCGGCCACCGGGTGGTCAGCATCCGGTTCGTCGACGTCCGCACGCTGCGCGACTCCGACCCGCGTATCCGACACGTCCCGGTGCGAATCCGGGTCAACACCCAGCAGGAGGCATGACATGGCCGGCATCGACGGCTTCGGCACCCAGCTCCGGCGCGGCAACGGTGCCGAGCCGGAGGTCTTCAGCACCATCGGCAACAGCACCAGCATCAGCGGTCCCGGCCTGTCCCGGGAGACCCTCGACGTCACCGCCCACGACAGCCCCGACGCCTGGACGGAGCACCTCGGCTCCCTCAAGGACGGCGGGGAGGTGTCCGTCGACGTCAACTACGACCCGGACAAGCACGACGTCCTGGTCGCCGACCTCGACGACGACGAGCCGCGCGCCTACGAACTGGTCTTCCCCACCAGCCCCGCCGTCACCTGGGAGTTCAAGGCCATCCTGACCGGCTTCGAGCCCAGCGCGCCGTACGACGACAAGCTGTCCGCCTCGCTGACCTTCAAGGTCAGCGGCAAGCCCGTGCTGTCCTAACCCGGAGGTCCTACCCACCATGACCACCCTGCTCAACCGCGACCAGATCCTGGCCGTCGACGACTCCACCTGGGAGGACGTCGAGGTCCCGGAGTGGGGCGGCACCGTCCGTGTCAAGGGCATGTCCGGCACCGAGCGCGACAAGTTCGAGGCCGGCAGTCTCAAGGGCAAGGGCAAGAACCGCGACGTGAACCTGGCGAACCTGCGGGCCCGCCTGGTCGCCGCGTCGGTCGTCGACGAGCACGGCCAGCCCGTGTTCCGCCCGTACGACGTCGAGGCCCTGGGCCGTAAGAGCGCGGCCGCCCTCGGCCGGGTCTACGACGTCGCCCAGCGCCTCGCCGGGCTGACCGACGAGGACGTCGACGAGCTGACCGAGGATTTTCCCGACGACCCGAGCGAGCCTTCTACTTCCGCCTGACAGCGCATCTCGGCGGCATGACCGTCGCCGAGATGCTGTCGCGGATCTCGTCTCGGGAACTCACCGAGTGGCAGGTCTACGAGCAGCTGTACGGGCCGCTGGGCGGTGAGCGCGACGACCGCCTGGCGGCGCTGGTCGCCCACACCGTCGCCAACACCGGACGGCAGCGACGTGCCCCGTACCCGTACGACGACTTCCTCATGACCTGGGGCTCTGGCCGGCGCGAGCAGTCCACCGACGAGATGCTCGCCATCGTGATCGGCCTCAACCGGGCGATGGGCGGCGTTGACCTGCGGCCCACCAGCCAGGGGTAACAACAGAAGATCAGGAGGTTCAGCGTGGCCACCATCGCGAACCTCCTGATCAAGTTGGGCGTCGACGTCAAGGGCGTCAAGGACGCCGAGCAGGCGGCACCGGTGGCGGAGCGGGCCGGTCAGAAGACCGGCCGCTCCTTCGCCGAGGGCTTCCGCAAGACCGCGAAGATGGTCGGACGGATCGCCGCCACCGCCGCTCTCGCCGGTGGGGTGGCCGCCGGCGGGATGCTCGCCCAGGGCCTCGGCCAGGCCCTGGAGAAGAGCCGGGTCGACGCGCTGCTCGCCACGCAGATCGCCTCCACCCCGGAGGCGGCGGCGAAGGCCGGCCAGGTGGCCGGTGACCTCTACAAGAAGGGGTTCGGCGAGTCCGCGGCGGGGGTCGCGGACGCGGTCAAGAGCGTGCTGCAGCACGGGGTCATCGACCCCGAGGCGGCGACGGCCGACATCGAGAAGGTGGCCGCCCGGGCCATCTCCGTCGGCCAGGTCATGGGCGAGGAGTACGACCGGGTCGGCGCCTCGGTGTCCACGATGCTCAAGAGCGGCATCGCGAAGAACGCCGAAGAAGCGTTCGACGTCCTGGTGCGCGGCACCCAGCTCGGCGTCAACAAGTCCGGTGACCTCCTCGACACGTTCACCGAGTACTCGGTGCATTTCAAGTCGCTCGGGCTGAACGCGCAGACCAGCCTCGGCATGATGTCCCAGGCCATCGAGAAGGGTGGGTACAACGCCGACAAGGCTGCCGACGCCCTGAAAGAGTTCTCGATCCGGGCGGCCGACGGGTCGGCCCGGGCCAGCTTCAAGGCCCTCGGTCTCGACGCCGACCGGATGCAGAAGGTCTTCGCCAAGGGCGGACCCCAGGCCGCTGCCGCGCTCGGCCAGGTGCTGACCAAACTCAAGGAGACCGAGGGTCAGGCCAACCACGCCGAGATCGCCTTCGGTCTGCTCGGTACCCAGAGCGAGGACCTCAAGGGCGCGCTGCTGGCGATGAACCCGAAGACCGCAGCCGACGGGCTCGGCGACCTGGAGGGCGCCGCCGGCAAGGCCGGAGACACGTTGCAGAACTCGACCGCCGCCAAGGTCGAGGCGTTCAAGCGCAGGGTGCAGGGCGCGTTCATGCAGATGGCTGGTGCTGCCCTGCCGCACCTCGACGGGCTGATGGACAAGCTCGACAAGGTCAACTGGGACAAGATCGGCACCGACGCCGCCGCCGCAGTGCAGCAGCTCGGACCCGTGCTGCAGCAGCTGAAGACCGACGCCGGGCCGGGGATGGCCGACAGCCTCAAGGTCGGCGCTGAGGTGATGAAGTTCGCCGCCGACAACGCCGACGTCCTGGCCAAGGCCCTGCCGTACCTCGTCGCCGGGCTCATCCTGGTCAAGACCGCGCAGGCCGGCGCGAACGTCGCCCAGGCCCTGTCCCCGGTGCTCACCCTCGCCAGCGCGATGGCCAACCGGAAGCTCGCCGCCAGCAACGCCCAGCTGGCCACCGCGCTGACCGCGTCGACCACCGCGATGCGCGCCCAGGCCGTGGGCCAGGCCGCGTCCACCGCCGCCACCACCGCCGGCGACGCCGCCCAGAAACGATCCCTGATCTCGGCGGCGGCGTCCCGAGTCGCGATGGTGGCCACCGCCGTGGCGACCAAGGTCTGGGCCGCCGCCCAGTGGCTGCTCAACGCCGCGCTCGCCGCCAACCCCCTCGGGCTGATCATCATCGCGGTCATCGCCCTGGTCGCCGTCATCGTGCTGCTGTGGCAGAAGAACGAGGGCTTCCGCAACATGGTGCTCGCGGTCTGGGCCGCGATCAAGACCGGTATCGGCGCCGCCGTCAACTGGTTGAAGGTCGCCGTGCCGGCCGCCTGGGCGTTCATCGTCGCCGCGGTGTCGGCGTACCTGCGGATGGTCCGTACGGCGGTGAGCACCGTGTGGGGGTGGATCACCGCCTACATCCGCACGGTCGTAGGCCTCTGGCGCACCGTCATCACGACCGCCTGGTCGTTGATCGTCGCCGTGGTGAGAGGCGCGATCAACCGGGTGCGCGCTGTCATCGCCACGATCAGCGCGGTCGTCGGTGTGATCCGGGGCGCGTTCGACCGGGCCCGCGCCGGCGCGGTGTCCCGGCTCTCCGCGCTGATCTCCTATGTACGTGGCCTGCCCGGCCGGATCGTGTCAGCCCTGTCCTCGCTCCACGGCAAGATGCTCAGCATCGGTCAGAACATCGTGGCCGGTCTCCGGGACGGCATCGCCGGTGCCTGGCACATGGTGACCAGCAAGATCCAAGCACTGACCAACCTGATCCCCGCCAAGATCCGCGAGTTCCTAGGCATCCGGTCGCCGTCGAAGGTGACCACGAAGCTCGGCCGATACGTCACCGACGGTCTGGTCAAGGGCCTCACCGGCGGAGCGAAGGACATCAAGGCCGCCTCGTCCAAGGTGTCCCGGCTGATCGCTGAGGAGTTCACCGGCAGCCGGCGGCGCAAGCTGCAGGCCCGGGTCGCCGCCGGCACCAAGCAGCTGCTCACTCTGTCGGCCCGGCTGACCAAGGTCACCAACGACCGGGCCGCCGCGGAAAAGCGCCTCAACGACCTGTTGTCCGCCCGGACCAAGCTGGCCACCGACACCGCCGACAAGGTCCGCGAGTCCTTCAAGCTCGTCCAGGACTCGGAGGAGCCCGCCACGATCGGGTCGATGATCGGCCGGCTCACCGAGTCCCTCACCGCCGCGAAGGCCTTCGCGGCGAACATGAAGACCCTGGCCAAGCGGGGCTTGGCTGCCGACCTGATGCAGCAGCTCGCCGAGGCCGGACCGGTCGCCGGCGCGGCCACCGCCGCCGCCCTGGCCGGGGCGACCGACAAGGAGCTGGCGGAGCTCAACAAGCTGGCCACCGAGCTGGACAAGACCGCCACCGCGACCGGGAACACCGTCGCCGACTCCCTGTACGCGGCCGGCATCAAGGCCGCCAAGGGCCTGGTCGCCGGGCTCAAGAAGCAAGAGAAGGCGATCGAGTCGCAGATGCTGCGGATCGCCAAGAGCATGGCCACCGCCATCAAACGCGCGCTCAAGATCAAATCACCGTCGCGGGTGATGCGAGACCTGATGGGCTACGTCGGCAAGGGTGCCGCCCTGGGCCTGGCCGACGGGCAGCGGCTCGTCGCCCGGGCGGCCGGGCGGCTCGCCGCCGCGGCGGTCCCGGCCCCGGGCGGGTGGAGCTTCGCCGGGCACCCCAGTGGCGGTGAGGACCGGCCCGGCTGGCGGCCGGGGTGGCGGCCGCCACCGCCTCCCCCCGCCGGCGGGGCAGCCGCCGGTGGTGACGGTGGGGACACCCACTACCACTTCGCCGGGGCCGCCCCCACCGACCAGCAGATCGCCGCGATCGAGGCCCGCCGGGCCCGGCGGGCCCGGGCCGGACGGAAGGGGTAGGGATGCCAGGTCTTGCCGGGCAGGTGGTGCTCCCACCACCGCCCACCCCGCCGCCGCCGTCCCTGGACGTCGAGGAGTGGACGTTCATCGACGCTGCCGGCACGCACTGGCCGCTGACCCGGCGGGGGGTGGGGTACTGGGTGCTGCACGGCACCGTGACCGGCCTCGGTGTGACCCCCCGGGTGGTGACCCGGGACGACCGGGCCCGGGGCGGCACCGTCACCCGCCACGAGTGGATCAGCGGGAGGCTGATCACCTTCGACATGTTCGTTCGGGGCCGTACCCGGGCGGAGCTGTTGGCGCGGTGGCGGCCCCTCGGCCTGGCCCTACTCGGCGGCGGGGTGCTGCGCATCGCCCAGGCCGACGGCACCGTCCGGGAAATCGACGTCGAGCTGGAGCCCGGCAGCTACGACAACCACCCCGAGCGGATCGGCCGCCACGAGCAGCCCACCGTCCAACTGTGGTGCCCCCGCGGCTACTTCCGCGACGTCGACCCGGTCGTCATCGAGCGGACTCAGCGGCCCCGCCGCCGGTTCCTCGCCCCGTTCATGTCCGTCTCGTCGAGCCGGATTCCCGGCCGGGAGGTGCTGCGCAACGACGGCGACGCCGACGCCTGGCCGGAGGTCGAGCTGCGGGGCCCGTTCGCCGGCTTCACCGCGATCAACCACACCCTCGGTGAGACCTGGACCCTCGACCCCGGGTGGGACGGCGGCGGCCCCCTCGCCGCCGGTGAGGTGGTCCGGATCACCTCCGACCCTCCCACCGTCACCGGCCCGGCCGGCCAGGTCTGGTGGGGCGCACTCACCGGGGACCCCTGGCCGCTGGTCAAGGGCGACAACGACATCGAGATCGTGCTGTCCGGGGTCGGCCCGGGCGCCGGGGTCACCTTCACCTACCAGCGGCTGCGGGAGATCCCATGAGCGGCAGGCCCCGTCCGTACGACACCCAGGTCACCATCACCGACCGGCACTGCGTCCCGGTATCCAACCCCATCCGCTACACCGAGGTCGACGCCGAGATCCGCGTCAACGAGGTCACCGCCGGCTCGTTCACCGCCGCGGCGTACCCGGAGCTGTCCGAGGCCCTGGCCCCCGGCAACCGGGTCGTCATCCGCGACCAGGGCCAGGTCTTCAAGAGCGGGCCGATCGAGGCGGCGGACTACGTCCGGTCGGCCGCCGGGGAGGACGCCGGCGGCAAGTGGGTAGTGGACTTCGGCGACGACGGCGCGCACCTGGCCAACCGGATCACCTACCCGAACCCGGCCGTGGACGCCACCGCGCAGACCGCCGAGGCCGAGTGGACCGGCACCGGCCCGGCCGGCACCCTCATGCTCGCCCTCGTCGACGCCAACGGCGGGCCCGGCGCCCTGTCCTACCGGCGGGTGCCACAGCTGGTCATCGGCGACGGCGCAGGCCTCGGCGCGACCCTCACCTACACCAGCCGGTGGATCGACCTGTACGACGAGCTGCGGGCCCTGGCCGTGCTCGGCGGCACCGGCGTACCCGGCGGCACCCTCGGGTTCCGCGTCGTCCAGGTCGACCGGGACCTGGTCGCCGAGGTGTACGCCCCCCGTGACCGCACCGACATCGCCCGGTTCAGCTTCCCCAGCGACACGCTGCGGTCGGTGCAGGTGGTCCAGGCCGCACCGACCTGCACCGCGGCCATCGTCGCCGGCGAAGGCCGCGGCACCGACCGGTCAGTCGTCGAGCGCGTCGACGCCGACGCCGTGGCCACCTGGTGGCGCAGCGAGCAGTTCGTCGACGCCCAGTCCGAGGACGACCCGGAGCAGCTGCAGCACGCCGGAGACGAGGCCCTCGACGGCGGCCGGGAACAGCTCACCGTCACCACCGAGACCATCGACACCCCACAGGTCACCTACGGCGACGCCTACCAGCTCGGCGACCTGGCCCGGGTGATCCCCGGCGGAGCCGCCCCGCTCACCGACATCGTCCGCGCGGTCCGCCTGCAGGTGACCCCCAGCACCGGCCGCCGCCGCATCGCCCTGATCGGCACCCAGGCCGCCGTCACCGACCCGGCCTGGGTCGGCGAGAACCGCACCCTCGCCCGCCGGATCGCCCGCACCCAGAGGATCTGAGGAGGACCATGGAGATCTCCTACCCCCACGAGGACTACCCCACCGAGGGCGAGGGGGCGGTCACCGAGGCCGAGTACGCCGGCGGCATCGGCTGGGGCTCCGCCTCCGGCCTGTTCGGCTCCCCCGCCGACCCCGCCCCCCTGTACCTGTCCGGCGGGAACCTGTGGCTGCGCTCCGGCGCGGCCGCCCGCCTCTGCGGCGTGGCCTACCGCAACGTCGACGAGCCCGGCGGCGGCGACCTCATGATCACCGGCATCGGCGCCAACAGCGGCGGCGCGACCCGCCTGGACCACATCGTCGTCCGCCTGTCCTGGACCACCATGCTGGCCCGGCACCACGTCCTCACCGGCGTCGCCGGCGGCGCCCTCCCCCCGATCACCCAGCAGCGCGGATCCGGGGTCTTCGAGATCAGCCTCGGGCAGCTCGCGATCCCCGCCGGCGGCAGCGTCGCCAACGCCACCCTGACCCGACTGGGCTGGTACATCGGCACCGACGGCGACTACGTCTGCACCTCCGCCTCCCGGCCCCCGCACGCCCCCGGACGTCGAATCTGGGAGACCGACACCAGCCAGGGCCGCGTGTCCACCGGCGGCCGGTGGCTGCTGACCGCCGCACCCACCACCGAGACCGTGATCAACTCGGCGCTGAACCACCTGACCATCACCACCGACAGCGTGCTGCAGCAGTGGGGCACCGGGCCCGGCAGTGAGGTCACCCTGCGGCTCGGGTCGTTCACCCGCTCCGGCGGGTCGGCGGTCACCCCCGCCCAGGATCTGCGGCTGCCCGCCACGGTGCCGGTCGTGGCCCGACACCCCAACCGGGACCAACGGATGCCGGTCTACCTGCCCGGCGGCTACTCCGGGCAGCTGACCATCTTCTCCGCCGGTGCCAGCACTGCCGGCCAGATCCACCTCAGCAGCCACCCCGGCATCAAGGTCGGGGACACCATCCTCGGCACGAACGTGAGTTGGAGGATCCCAGATTGACGCTCTTCCGATTCGGCGGTGGGCCGGCCGACTGGAGCACCACCACCGCCACCATCTCCGGCGTCGACAACGTCGCCCGGTTCAAGGCCAGCAGCGTGCTGCGGTGCTGGGCAGCCCGAGAGGGCGACAACCGGATCACCGACCTGGCCGACGCCACCGGCACACCGGTCACCGAGATCCCGGTCACCGCGTCCAGCTTGCACCCGGCCGGGCACTGGCCAGAGTGGTTCGGCCCCCAGCCCAAGCTCTACGTCAGCGTCGACGACGGGCCCCGGGTCCTCATGGTCACCACCGACATGCCGGAGCTGGCCGGCCAGGCCCAGGCCCAGGCCACCCAGGCCGCCCAGCTCGCCCAGGCCGCCGCCGGCGCGGCCGCCGAACTCGCTGCAGCGTCCAGCGTCCCCGCACACGAGGAACGCGCCGACCCACACCCCGGCTACCTGACGACCAGCCGCGGCGACACCCGGTATCAGCGGACCACCGTGACCGTCGGGGCCCTGGCGGTGCCCCTGGAGGTCGTCACCCTCACGACCTCACCGGCCGTCGATGCCTCCGACATCCGGCAGATCTGGGTAGCCGGCCGGAAAACCTCCTGGCTCAACGAGCGGGGCTTGCCCCGTGCCGAGCAGCCCGAGGAAGAGCCATGGGACGCCCCGCTGACGCTGGTCATCGCCCGCAACGGCACCGGCCGCGCGTTGCTCGTCCAGCGACGCGACGCCGGCAGCATCCGCCGAGACGTCGGCGGTATCGACGCTCGCGGACGGTGGGTCACCTCCGACCAGGCGTGGACCCCGATCAGCACGGTCGACCCCGGCAGCACCGGCGCCTACGCGGCTGACACCTCCGACGAGGTCCAGACCCTGGCCATCCGGTGGGACACCAACGACCTGGTCAGGTTCGGCGGCCGACTGTCCTGCACCGGGATCACTGCCGGCCAGGCCCTGCTGCAGATCCCCGGGCCCTTCGTTCCCCTGTCCCGGCGGTTGCTCGCGGCCACCACCCTCGGCGGGGACCTGGTGCCCGTCGAGGCCATGCCCGATGGTCGGCTTGTGGCCCGCCGGACCGTGCCGGGTCCGGCGATCCTGTCCGTGGACGACCTCACCTACGTCCGGATCACCGGTCAGACCGGTGGCGAGGTGGGCGACGGCTGGACCCTGACGCACGCCGGCTCTGCCACGCCCGGCACCACGTCGCCGTTGACCATCACCTACGCCGGCGTCGCCGGTCGGCTCTACGTCCTGGTCCTCGCCCGCTCCACCGCCACCGACCAGTACACCGGCGTCACCGCCGGCGCCAACACCTGGACCCTACGCACCGCCGCACCCAGCTCCGGCAGCGTCGGCCGCCGCATCGAGGTCTGGACCTGCCAGGCCACCGCCACGTTCAGCAGCGTCGTGGCGGCGATGTCCGGAGGCGGCATCGGGTACGCCAGCCTCTACGAGATCACCGGCCACAACCCCTCCGCCCCGGTCGACTCCGCCGCGGTCACCTCCGGCATCCGATCGGCGAGCCTCACCCCTGAGGCGTACCTGGTCACCCCTTCCGGGCCCGGCCGGCTCGTCCTCGCCGCCGTCCAGGCCAACAACAACACCACCGACCAGATCACCCCGAGCGCCGGCTGGACCACTCTGCCGAGCGCGTCCGGCGGTCCGAAGGTCGTCTACCGGCTCGACGCCCCGGTGGAGGCGCAGGGACCGGCCTGGACGCTGGCCAACAGCGTCGGGTCCGGCCACGCTCTCGTCGCACTCAACCCAGCCTGACCACCGTCGGCAACGCCGACGAACCTCCACACCCGCAGCCGCCACGCATCCGCGTGCGCGGCCGATGACGCATGGGAGCAGCAATAATGAAGATCATCAGCAGGTCGGCGTGGGGTGCCAGGCAGCCGAAGGGAGGCATCCCCACGGTGCAGTGGGCGAGCCGGACCGGTTTCGTCGTCCACTACAGCGCGGCGTCTCCGTCCCAGACCCCCAGGATCATCCAGGACTTCCACATGGATACCCGGGGGTGGCAGGACATCGGATACAACTTCCTGGTCGACGCCTCGGGGCGGATCTACGAGGGCCGCGGCTGGACGGCGCAGGGCGCGCACGTCGGCGGCCACAACACCGCCAACCTCGGGGTCTGTTTCATCGGCCGCGACGAGAAGGACAAGATCGACGCCAGCCCGGAGGTCCGCCGGGCGATCCGGTGGCTGTACGACGAGGCCTGCCGACGGGCCGGGCGGAAGCTGACCCGACGGGGGCACCGGGACCTGGCGGCCACCACCTGCCCGGGTGACGAGCTCTACCGGTGGGTCCACGCCGGGATGCCCGTCGACGAGCCGGCCACGCCCGCCCCCAAGCCCAAGCCGCCGGCGAAGAGCCCGGCACCCGGTCCGGCGGTGGCGTTCCCGCTCCCGAAGGGCCACTACTTCGGCCCGGCGTCCGGACCGGACCGGTCGGTGTCGGGGCACCACGGCCGGCGGTTCGGCGGCCGGCTGGACCGTGACTGGCTCAAGGGCTGGGCCGACCAGCTGGCCCGCCGGGGCTGGTCGATCGGCAAGGGCAAGCGGCACCTGGGCCGGCACGGCAACGACGGCCGGTACGGCGACGAGTACCGGGCCCTGATCGAGGCGTTCCAGCGGGACCAGGGCCTGGCCGTGGACGGGCTGCTCGGCCCGGACACCTGGACCGCCGCGTACCGCAACCCGGTCACCTGATGCCGGGCCAGCCGCGCCGGTGGTCGAGGGTCGCGGGGTACACGATGATGGCGGCCGCCGGCATCGGCGCCGCCGCGTACCCCACCCCCAGCGTGCGTGACGCCACCGGACCTCTGGTCTACCTCTGGGCGACGTTCCTCGTCATCGGTGGCCTGCTCGCGGCGTATGGCGCGGTCACCGACCGGTGGATCGGCGAGCACCTCGGCCTGCCCCTGCTCTGGGCCGCACACGGCGTCTACGCCGTCGTCCTGGCCGCCGCGCTTGCCCCGGCCTCAGCAGTCGCGAGCCTGGCCATCGGCGCGTTCGCCCTGCTGCTGTTCGGCCGCTGGCGGGACGTGGCCACCGTCCGGCGGGAAGCCACCCGGCAGGCCTGCGAGTAGGGGGACCCCGTGAGCACGTCCGAGGTGGTCACCGCCGTCATCGCCGCACTGCTCGGCGGCGGCGGGCTGGCGTTCCTGCAGGCCCTGTTCAGCGGCATCGGCAGCCTGCGCTCCGGCGCCCGGGCACATGAACGCGAGTCGGTTCAAGACCTGGCCAGGGCCCGCGACAAGGCCGACGAGCGCGCCAACCGGGCAGAGACCGACCGGGACTTCTGGCGCAACACCGCCGGCGGCTACGCCTACCAGTTGCGCCTTCGCGGCGCGGAACCGAACCCGCCCGATCCTGTCCCGCCGTCCGCGCGGGACGACACCAACAACCCCTGAGGAGACTCGATGCACGACTACCTGATCTCCCTCATCCGAACCGCCGTGCCCGTCGGGGTCGGCGCGGCCCTGGCGTGGCTGGCCAGCCGCGCCGGGATTGTGCTCGACGCCGAGTCGTCCACCGGCCTGGTGGCCGCCATGGTGGCCCTGGCCATCGCCGGGTACTACGCCCTGGTCCGCGCGCTGGAGACCCGGGTGCCGTGGCTCGGGGTGCTGCTGGGCAAGCCGGCCAGCCCGGTCTACGGCCTCGACGGGCACCTGCGACAGATCCGGTCGACCACCACCTGGCCGCCACCACCATCCCGATAGGATCGTCAACGCGGTCACGACCGGCACCGGACCGGACGAGGCCGACCAACGAAGAATCGCCCCCACCACCTGGTGGGGGCGATTCTTCGTGTCTGGACATTGAGAGAAGGCGTCTCCCGGGCGCGTCCCTACGGAAGCGCGATCTCTCCGGCGCCCGTAGGACTCACCAATCCCAGGAGATCCAGTGCTTCCACTGACCGCCGATCCAGACCGCCGCGTCCCAGTCGGCTACGGTGAGCATCTTCTGGTTGGACTCGGGGACCACGGTGAACTGCCGGTCAGTGCGGACCAGGTGGAGGATCGCGGTCTCGATCTCGCCGTGGGTGAGGTCAAGCCGATCGGCGAGGGTGGCGAGGCTCATCCACCCGGTGCCCTCCGGGTGCTGGGCGCGGTACACGCCGTACGCCCGGCGGATCTCCGCCGCTGCCCGCTCGGTGGGCATGATCCGCATCAGTTCTCCCCCGCTCAGGCCGCAGCGATCCGCGAGGCACGGACATCACGGATCCGCCGCTTGGCGGTGGCCTCGGACACCTCGAACTCCTCCTGTACGTGACGAACGACCTCGGCGTACTGGTGACCCCGATCGAGCATCTGTGCGATGACGCTTTCGATCGTCGCCGGTTCGTCCTGGCCCTGGTCCTCGTCTTCGTCGTCGTCCTGGTCGTCGTCAACGTCGGGCCGGTCCCGGTCGGTTAGGCGTACGCGGTGACCGCCGACGTCGACGATCCGCCCCCACCAGCCGGTGGTGTCACGGTCGGTGTCATCGGTGTCAGACACCGAGTTGACCTGCGTGTTGACACCAGTGTCGGTGTCAGCCTCCCGGGTGGGGGAGGGGTCATCGTGGCGCTGCAGCCAGGTGTGGTGCAGGGTCGTGCCGGTGACGTACAGCGCAACGACGAGGGCCAGGGCGATGGGTCCGCCCCAGCCGCGGGCGGGTTCATCGGCGGCGGCGAGGTACGTGATCATGGGCAGCATCAGGCGGCTCCGAACAGGAGAGCGGGCAGCGGGGCAACGATGTTGGTGACGATGTCGACGAGCGAGCGGGTGAGGTCACCGATGACGCCGCCGGGAAGGTCGGACATCATGCCGAGCAGGACGGCGACGAGCCACATCTTCCCGTTGAGTCGGTACAGCGGGCTCTGGGGCCAGCTGAGGGTGGCGAACCTGCCGAGCCGCTTCGAACTCTTGACCGGCAGCATGCAGCCGATGGTGTAGATCCAGAGGAGTCCGATGCCCACGCCGAGGACGGCGTTGACGCTGGCACCCGCGATGTACGCGCCTCCGGTGGAGTCGAGAAGGCCCTGGATGACTCCGCCGAGGGCGGCGACGGTCTTCTGGTCGGCCGGGCTGCCGTCGAATCCTTCCTTGATCGCTGGGACGGCCATGATGAAGGCGATGCGGTCCCTGATGCTGTTGGGGCCGATGCTCATGTAGTCGACGATGATGGCGAGCAGTAGCAGGATCGCAACTGCGGTCGGGGACATGGTGTGTTCCACGTCAGGCCCCCGTCCAGTCGAGCACCTTCGCGCCGCTCTGCGCCTCGCGGATTTCCAGGCGGGGGACGTCCATCGGCTCGTTCTCGGCTAGGGCAGCCCGGGTGAGAGCCTGGAGGAGTCGATCGAGAATCCCGTCCACGCCAGGTCCCTCCAGGTCCAGCTGCTGCGTAAAGGTCCGATCGTGTAGTACCTCGTACTGCCCGTCGAAGACGTGCACGCGGTAGATCCGGGAGGTCACTGGCTCTCCATCTCGTGATGGGTGAGAACGGGGAACAGAGCGAGGCCGGCGGCGACCATGGCTGCGGTGGCGAGGATCGCGGTGGCGTGGTCGCCGGCCAGCACGGCGGTGATGGCCGCTGCCAAGGCGCCGAGAACGACGCCGGTGAGGTTCCAGGCGATCCAGGTCCACGGCACGGGGCGTACCTGCCAGACCACGGGGACCGCGCCGGCCTGGCGGAGTTCGGCCGCTCGCCGGTCGGCGGTAGCCCGGTCGCGGGCCGGCAGGGTCACGGTGTGGCCGGCGAGCCGGCGCAGCGGCGAGTCGGGCGGCAGAGTGCCGGCGACTCGGAACAGGGCGGTCATGATGGTCCTACCTCCTTGTGAGGGCGGGGCCCGGCTGGTGCTGCCAGGCGTGGGCCGGGCCCCGCGTAGTGCTATCGGTCAGTCGTCGGTGGTAGCAGTGCCGGTGTTGGCCCGTTTCCAGTTGTTGGCGTAGGACTTGCTGACGCCGGCTATGGCCGCAAGCTCGCTGCCGGTCGGCGGCCGGCCACGGTCGGCCAGGAACGAGGCGTAGGCAGCGGCCGTGCGGTCGGCCTCGGTGCCGGACGTGGCCGGCGGTCGGTCGGTCTTGGCGACCACGGTCCGCCGCCGCCGCGTGGTCGACTTCGTGGCCGGCACGGTGGCCGTGGTCGTGGTCGGCTCCGGGGTCGTGGTCGTGGTCGTGGTCGGCTCCGGCGCGGCCGTGGTCGGCACAACGCGGTGCTGTGCCAGCCACTCGGCCGGTACCTCGTCCGGGATCCGGGCCGCGACCGTGGCCGGCATTCGAATGCCGCCGATGGTCGTGGTCGGCTCGGCATACGCCGCTCGGTGGTCGGCGCGGAGGTTCGTGGTCACCTGACGCATGGCGATCGTCAGCTCGTCCATCAGCTGCCGCTCGCGCTCGGTCGGCTGGCGGTCGTCGCGGAACAGCTCGTCGCCGATGGAGAGCACGCGGCGCAGTTGCTCGCGGGCAGCGGCCACCGTGTCGGCGTCAGCCGACTTCGTCAGCCGTTGCACCCGGCGCAGCGCATCAGCCAGAGGGTCACCCTTCTGCGGCTGCCAGCGCCAGCGCCACCGCGACGCCTTGGTGGCCTCGGCCGGCGGAGTGCGTTCGTCCGTGCTGTGCAGCCGGGCAGCCTCCCGCTCGGCGTAGAGGTGCATCCCGGCCTCGACCAGGGCGTCGATCCGGCGCTGCCGGAAAACCTCGCCGAGGTCGTCGACGGTGCCGGGCTTGAGCAGGCCCAGGCGGACGCCGACGCGCTGCGGGGTCCAGATCCAGCGGGATGGCTGCCGCTCGGCCCGCTGCTTGTCGGCGTGCAGGCTCATGTACCAGATGCCGGCTGCCAGGGGCGGGGTGGCGAGACGGAGAGCGGCCTCGGTGAGGTTGTGGGCCGCGGTCGAGGCGATGACGCCGGACGCGATGGCGACGATCCACACCATCCGCATGTGCCGGCTGATGTCCGGTGCCGGGCCGTTACCGGCGGTGGCGAGCTTGTGCGCGGCCAAGCTGCCCTGGTGGAGCATCACCAGCTCGAACGTGGCGCAGAAGACCAGGGCAACGCCGACCGGCAGCCGAAGCGAACCACGCGCGACCTCGTACATGCCCTCCATCGCGAACAGGGTGGCCAGGGTGACGGCGGCGGTGCCGAGGCGCTCGTGGACCTCTCCGGTGCGCAGGAAGCGCCAGACCAGCAGCAGGGCGAGGGTGGCTCCGACAGCTCCGGCACCGAAGAGCAGTGGCTGACCGTGGCTGGTCAGCCAGGCAGCGACGTCGGCACCGACGTCCAAGACCGGCTGGGGGATCTGCATACCCGCAACCCTAGCAAGGGTTGCAAGAGTTGCCAACCTTGCTAGGGTTGCGGGCATGTCGCCACCCCTCGCCACCGTGCTCGCCCTACCCCCTTCCCGTCTGCGATCATCGAGAGACTCGCCAGGGTTGCGAGGATTGGCAGAGGGGCGGGGCGTGGCATCCGAGTGGCTCACCGTGCAGCAGGTGGCAGAGGCGGTCCAGGCTGCCGGCTACCCGGACAGCGTCCATACGATCCGACGGCGGATCGACGCCGGCCGGTTCGGCGAGCAGGGCAAGGACTGGTACCGCTCCGAGAGCGGCTATCGGTTCGTGCGCCCAGACGCCGTCAAGGCGTTCATCCGTCGACGTCGCGACGCGTAGACCTCAGACGGCAGGTGCGCCCCAACCAGCGTGGTTGGGGCGCACCTGCCGTCTGAGGTGGTTACAGCGCGAGGATGTGACTACGGCTGATGAGGATTCACCGGGCCGCCACCGCGTCGTACAGCCGTTCCACCCGGACGGCGACGCGCAGACACCACGGCCGGGCACACGCCGCCGCGCCAGAGCACTCCGGCAGGTGTCCGCGTACCCACATCATCCCCACCGGCGCGTCGCAGGCGGACGCCACCGCGACCGCGACCGTCCGGACCTCCAGCGGCACCGCGCCCGGCAGGCCCAGGTGCGAGGCCCAGTCGCCGGCGGCCAGGGACAGCCGGGTGCCGGCCGGCACCACCAGGCCGGTCACCGCGCACTGTCCACGCCGGCCGCTTCCGCCACCGCCAGTAGATGCGGACTCGGCCGCGGCGAACCGGTCAGCACCTCGGCCAGGACCGCCCGCCCGGCCGGGCGTACCCGCACCTCGGCGGGTGCGAGCCGGTCAGCGTCCAGCAGTGCCCGGCCGGCCGCCGCCGGATCGCCGGCGGCCAGCTGCGCCGGTGCCACGTCGACCAGGTGCGCGGCCCGATGCTCCACCGGCAGGCTTCGCCACCGGTCCCGCACGGCCAGCGCGGCGTGGAGCTCTACGGCACCGCTCAGGTCACCGAGCGCGGCCGCCGCAGTGACCTGAGCCGCATCGACTGCCGCCCGGGCCGGACTGTCCGGCTCGGTCAGGACCATGGCGCCGGCGAGCAGCTCCCGGACCGTCGGCTGGTCGTCGTGTTCGGCGGCGGCGAGCGCGGCCTGGACGAGCAGGGTCGCGCAGGCCGACCGCTGGTCGGACGTGCCCGACTCATCGTCGAGCGGGGCGACCTGGTGGGCGGCGGTCACCGTCGTCTCGAACGCGGCCCGCTGCCGGCCGGCGGCACGCAGCGCCTGACCCAACGGCAGGGCGGCGACCGCTTCCAGCAGCGGATCGTCGGTGCCGGTGGCCACGGCCAGGCCCCGATCGGCGGCCAGCCACGCCAGATCCTGGACGCCGAGCTTCACGAGCACCAGAGCAGTGAGCCGGTACGTCTGCACCTGCAGCGGCGGCCGGTCGGTGGTGGCCAGGTCGTGGCCGTCATCGAGCAGGCCGGGCAGTAGCCGGATCAACGCCGGGTACTGGGCGTGCCCGTACATCGCGTCGGCGTGCACGATGCGCGCCCGGTACCGGTACGGGTCGACCGGCACGTGGTCGGCGGGCAGCTGCAGCAGCCCGGGGTGGCGGGTGAGCGCGGCCCGGACCTCGTCGACGCCGACGCCGGCCGGCTGGGCCGGGGCGGCTGGGCCGGGCTCGTCGACCAGAACTTCCGCCGCCACGCCCAAGGCGTCGGCGACCTCCTGGAGTACCGACCACTTGTCGAGGCGGCGTACCCCGCGTTCGACTTTGTCGACCCAGCTCTTGGACTTGCCGATCCGGTCGGCGAACACCTGCTGTGACATCTTCCGGCGTGCCCGCCAGTACGCCACCCGCCGGCCGACCGGCAGATCGTCGCTCACGACGCCGCCGCGGCGAGCTGGGACCGCCACCACTGCGCCTCGCCGCACGTGGCGACCGTGTCGGCGGTGCACCGCCAGCACGGGTGGCCGGCCTCGTGCTCGGCCAGGACCCGGCGGCCGACCACGGCGACCGAGAACGGGTCGGTCGGTTCGTCGACGCTCACCGCCGTGGCCTCCGTCCGACGCGGACGGCCTGGGTGGTGTCGTCGAGCGGGGTCCGCTCGGCTTCGGCCTGGGCGAGGATCCGCCGGCGGGCGGCCTCGTGCTCGGCGGCCTGGTCGACGGCGGCCGGCGGTATCTCCGGCTCGGCCTGCTTCTGGGTGCGTTCGGTCATCGCCATCCCCCTGATCAGGTGCCGGGGACGGCTCTACCTACATGGGCACGGCCCCGGGAAGAAGGAGGGCGGCGGGAGCTCTTGGAAGGATCGTCACCGCCGCCCGGGGTGCGGTGCCTTGCTGCCTCTTTCAGCAGCAAGTCACCGCACAATCACAGGATGGCGCGGCAGTGGTGGAGGGGGCAGGGCCGTAACGTCCCACCAGGACGTGAGGTGCCCTCAGCTGGGGCAGAACGTACTAGCGGCTGCAGCCCACCAGCTCGGCCAGCTCGGCCAGCTCGCTCGTCATCGCGCGTCGGCGACCGGCAGCGATGGACTGCACGATGTCTCGCGCGTACTTCTGTTGACGCAGCCACGCCGGAGCTCGCGCCGCCAAGTCCTGCAGCACCTCGGTGGCCTCTGCGTACCGGCTGGTCTCCATGTATGACCACGCCACGTCGAGCCGATGCCGCTGTCGGCTGGACGGCGTGACCCCGGCCGACCGGTGCACCTCCCGCGCCAGCGCGAGCGCCTGGTCTGGCTGACCGGCGATCACCGAGGCCTCCACGCGCATCTGCTGGACACCCTCCACCGAGAAGTCGCAGCCCAGCACGTCAGCGGAGGGCACCGGTTGGCCGCCCAGACGGTGCGCGCCGGCCATGGCCAGGTCCAGCATGTTCGTGGCGTCGTCGAGCCGGGCGTCCCGCGCGGCCGCCGATGCGGCTTTCATGAGCAGGTATCCCCACGACGCCAACTCTGCTGGCGTGGCCGTCGATAGCCGCGGCTCGACCTGGTCGGCGGTCTGCACCGCCAACTGCTCGGACTCGGCCAACCGGCCCTGCCTGAGCAACAGCCAGCACATCGGGGCCACCACGGCTGCGCCGGTGACGTGGTCGCCACCGTGCCGGGCGTGGTCTAGCGCCCGGGTGAGGGCCAGGTGGGCGAGGTCGAGCTGCCGCAACTGGATCAGGAGCCGGCCGGCGAGCGTGTGGGCCTGCGACGCGAGTACGTGTGCCTCGATCCGGGCATCGCCGTCGGTGGCGTCGACGAGCGCGCCAGCATCGGTCAGGACGGAGGGCACGATGCGGATGGCTTCGGCGTAGTCGTTGGCGTGGTAGACGGTGTTCGCGGCCAGGACGGCCCGGCGCACGCCGTCCTGGGTGGGTGGAGTGGCGCTGGGCCGGGTGACCAGGCGGGTGCCGTCGAGTCCGGCGGCGGGCGTCAAGACTTGACGGACGCCGACGAGGCTGAGCGGCTGCGCGTCGGGCTCCCTGTCGGCGGCGGCCGCCGCGGTGTCCCCGAACAGCGCGCTGGTCGGCACGCCCAGGGCACGGGCGAGTTTGTTGAGCGTGGGGATCCGGGCGCCCTTGCGGCGGCCCTGTTCCAGCTTCTGGATCACCTCGATGCTGACTCCAGAGCGCTCGGCGAGGTGCTCCTGTGTCAGTTGCGCTTCACGGCGGATTTTGGCGAGGTTCTCGCCAATGGTCGATTCCATGGCATCTCCCAGGTAGAGGGCTGGGCGGCGTCCCGCCGGCCTCTACTCCGGCGAGCCGCCACTGTCGACGATACGCGCGGCAGCTGCGTATCTGAGAGGCACAACGGATAAGCCTGGCTGGCAGCAACTCACGCCTGGCGATCTCTCACGAGGCGTAGTGCCGGCCTGGGGCTGGCTTCGAGTGCCTCGGCCGTGCCTCGCAGCCAGCCGCGGTTGAATGCCCTACGGCGGACCGCGACAACGCCGACGACCGCACCGACGACGGTGAGAGCCAGGGCTGCCCCCGCGCCGGCCCAGACAATCGGTGGGGTTGGCTGCTGGTCGACGCCGGCCGGGGCTGCTGCGGCCGGGGCAGTCGGGGCAGGAATTGGTGCTTGCACCGCAGGAGGACTTGTCGGGGTTGGCTCCGCTGGCGGCGGAGCCATCGCAGCCGGCTCAGGGCCGCTGTCAGCGGACGGTTGTTGCGCCGGCGGAGGACTCGGGACTTTCGGTCTGGGTTCTCGGGGCTGGGGCTTGTCGGCCGGTGTCGACGTGATGGGCGGGGCCACGGTCGCTGATGGTGCGGTCCGATCAGCAGGCGATGGGGTCGGGGATGGGGCAGCGCTCGTCGGTGCTGGGACGTCGGGGGTTGGCTCTGCAGGTACTGCGGGTTCCTCTGCTGGTGGAGCTGGCGAGGCCGACGTGCCCGGTTGGACGCCGAGCAGCCGGTCCAGCAGATCTCCCACCAGGCCGCCGTCTGGGTTGGGAGCGGCGAGCGCCAGAGCCGCAGCGAGGGTGAGTGCTGCACGGCGCATGTGGGTTGACCTCCTTGGATGTGACTGAGCCACGGACCGTACCCACAGTGCGCCATCGATCACCACTCGGCGGGTTTTCTGGGATTCCCATCATCTGCAATTTTTGTTTGCAGTGCGCAAGGTGCGATGCACAGACGGACGTACCGCCTGGTCAGCGACATATCGGGGATGATCAAATTCCGTCCATGACGTTGACTCTGTCGTATGCCCGACGCGCCCGAGAGGCAGCGGCAGACCGGCCGTAGTGCCGCAGCATCTGGCTACTGCGCCACCCCGCGATGACCATCAGGTCCCCCTCGGCCCCACCAGCGTCCAGGTAGCGGTGAGCGAACGTGTGGCGCAGCATGTGCGGGTAGATCCGGATCCCGAGACGTCGGCCCCGTCGGACCAACATCTGGTACACCCCCGTCGGCGTCATCGCTGTCCGCCGCCGTACACCTAGCCACAGGTGAGGTAGATGAGCGGCCGGATGTTTCGATCGGACGCGGAGGTAGCGGTCGAGCGCCAGGGCGGCGGCCTGGTCGAACGGCACGGTGCGCTGCAGGTTGCCCTTGCCCGTCACCACTGCCTGCCGGCCGTGCGGGTCGATGTCCTCGACCTGTAGCAGCGCCAGCTCGGCGAGCCGTGTGCCGCTCGCGGCGAAAAGCCGCAAGATCGCCACGTCTCGGCGGCTTTCGAAGTCGCGGCCGCGCTCGGCATCGCGTACGAGGGCCTGGAGCTGCTCGGAGGTGAGCACGTCCGGCGGGTTCTCGTCCGGGCGCGGCGCGGCGGGCACGGACACCTTCGCCATGGGGTTCGGCGCGTCCTCCTCGTCGGCGTACCAGGCGAAGAACTGCTGGAGACTTCGGCCGACGTTGTTGGCGTACCCCTTGCCGTACCCCTTGCAGCTCGCCGGCGCGCTCTCTGGGTCGCGCAGAGCGTGCGGGCAGGGCTGCCCAGCCTCGCGCAGCCAGGCGAAGAACCCTCGGATGTGGTCCCGGCCGACCTCGTCCCAGTCGCCCAGCTCGGGGTGGCGGTGTCGGAGCCAGCCGCCGAAGAACCGGGCGACGTCGAGGTTGAGTTCCACGGTGCGCGGCGAGCGGCCGCCGGCCTGCATGCTGAGCTTCCAGGAGGTGATCCAGGTCTGGTAACCGCCCGGGTCGGGCCGGCGCACCTTGGGGTGACGGTCAGTCAT